TAAAAGAATCAATGCAAAAGAAGCTCAACTGAGTAGACTAGAAGAGAGAGTTGCAAACTTAGATAATATCATTGTTACTGCAAGACCACAGGACAGAAACTATATCGACAGAAGACAGAGAGATGAAAGGATAGAGATTGCAAATGATATTGACATAATCGTAGATGATATAGTAAAATTAAATGAGGATAAGTTACCTCTAGAAAGAAAACAACTAGAACAAGAGGGAGAGATAGGGCCAATTAAGTATGTTGCAGAAGTCATATACGGACAAGACGAATCTGTCAAGTACCTTGACAACGCTGTTAGATGGGTAATCTTTGCGCTGATATTTGTATTTGACCCACTTGCAATACTATTACTGGTCACATCAGTCGGTCTTATGAATCGTAGGATTCAGGAAGAGAAACCACAGGTAGTAGAGAACAGATATGTCCTACAAGTACCTAAGAAAAAGATGGACGACATCCAAAAAAACACCTTGTAAAAATACCACATCTACTGTATAATGGTAGATATGCTATGGTTGGAAAGAAAATATCTTTCACAGATTGTCTCACTCGTAGAAATGGGCAAGTGGAAGAATGATAATACACTAAACCATCGATGTCCTTATTGTGGTGATTCACAGAAGAATCAATACAAGGCTCGAGGGTTCCACTTTACTGTAGGACAAAACTTTGTCTACAAGTGTCATAATTGTGGTAAATCCACATCCAGTGTTAACTTCCTGAAAGATCACTTCCCAGTCATTCATAGAGAATACATAAAGGAATGGTTACAAGAATCAGGTAAAAAACCAAGGACAAAAAAAACTAGGAGTGCAAACGATTTTAAGTTCGCTCCGCGTGAAGAACTTCTAAATATGAAGAGAATCGATTTGACAGCAATCTGTTTCCCAGCAAACGAGAAACAAGTTGCAAAGGACTTTCTAAATTCTAGGGGTATACCTGAGTCAAAGATTCAAGATTTGTGGTTTGTCCCACATGCACAGACTCTTAGTCATTTGTCTTCTAAGTATAAGGACAGAGTCTTAGGTGATGACCCACGAATCGTTATACCATTCTTTAATGAGAGTGGGGAACTGGTCGGTATCAGTGGTCGTGCAATCAATGATTCACCTCTAAGATATTTGACCATGAGGTTCCTAGATGATGTTCCACTCATCTATAACCTGAACAATGTGGACACAACTAAAACTGTCTTTGTGACTGAGGGGCCAATAGATAGTTTATTCCTACCCAATGCAATTGCAGTTGGTGGTAGTGACTTCAAAAAGATTGATGATAGTAAGTTCAAAGAGAACGGAATACTAATCTTCGATAACGAACCTAGAAATAAACAGATTAACAGCAAAATCGCTGATGCAATCAATGATGGCTGGACTGTATGTATTTGGGATGATCGAAGAGTTGCACCCTACAAAGATATCAATGATATGGTGATGGGTGGTATTTCTGCAGAGGATGTTACTAAGATTATTCTTGAGAATGCACATCAAGGTCTCTCGGCAAAAGTTAAATTTCAGGAATGGAAAAAGGTATGAATTTAGAAAGTTTATTATTTCGTGCAGAGGATTATGAACCAGCGAGAAAATACTTGATAAGGAGATATGTGTCGGACATTGACATCAGAAGATTGTATGCACATGACAACCTAAACCAAGACATACCAAAAAAACTTTTCAACAACCAAACAGAAACAGATGATAAAGGAATCATTTGGTTGAATGAGGGTGTTGAAAGTAAACACGGACAGAGAGTACCACTAGGGACAGACCCTAGAGTTGTGATTCCCATAAAAAATCAAGATGGTGAATTAATTGGTATACAAACTCGTTCTATTGATCCATTACTGGGGAAAGGTATGAGATATCAGGGTATCAAGTATAAAAATGAACCTCAGATATTTAACATAGAGAACATAGATGAGAGCAAAACTATCTTCGTTGTAGAAGGTGAGTTTTGTGCAATGCAGTTACCCAATGCAGTTGCAACTATAATATGGGAAGACTTACCTGAAAGATGGAAAGACAATGCAATAATTGTATATGACAATGATGATTTTGCAGAGAGTCAAGGTAAGATAAGTGAAGCAAAAGCTGCTGGGTGGAATGTAGTTGAGTGGGGAGATAAACTCCCTGAGAAGTATAAAGATATAACAGATATGGTAGCCGATAAGTGGACAACAGAGGAAATCATAGACAAAATTTTGGAGTGTGCAATCAGATGAACGAAAACGGAAACGGTGGAATCAAGGTAATCAAAGCAGATGGTAGTAAAGTATCGATTGATCTAGATAAAATTCATAGAATGGTAGAGAAAGCCTGTAGGAATATTACAGGAGTTAGTGAATCAGCAGTAGAAATGAACAGTGGGTTACAATTCTATGAGGGTATAACAACAAGAGAGATACAATCAATTCTAGTTAAGTCAGCACATGATCTAATCTCAACTGAAAGTCCCAACTATCAGTTTGTGGCTGCACGACTATTACTATTTGCAATTCAGAAACAAGTATTCAATACCAAGTGGAAAGACAGTGAAATCTATCCACCACTAAAAGAAATCGTTGAAAGAAATATTGAACAGGGTGTATATGATGCATCCATATTAGATGCATACACAGAGGAAGAGTTTGATAAAATTAATTCATACATCAAACATTCTAGAGATTTAAACTTTACATATGCTGGTCTACAACAGATTGTGGACAAGTATTTGGTGCAAGACAGGTCAAGTGGTGATGTATACGAAACACCACAATTTATGTACATGTTGATTGCAATGACACTATTCCAAAACTATGACAAAGAGGTAAGACTAGACTATGTCAAAAAATATTACGACGCCATATCAGGTTTCAAAATTAACATACCAACACCAATCATGGCAGGAGTTAGAACTCCACTCAGACAATTTGCATCTTGCGTTCTCGTTGACTCCGATGACTCATTACCAAGTATCTTCTCAAGTGACCATGCAATCGGAAAGTATGTTGCACAACGAGCGGGAATTGGAATTAATGCTGGACGCATTAGAGGAATTGGTTCAAAGATTAGGGGGGGTGAAGTCCAACATACGGGAGTTATACCTTTCCTCAAGAAGTTCGAATCCACAGTTAGATGTTGTACACAAAATGGAGTCAGAGGTGGATCAGCTACAGTCCACTTTCCTATCTGGCATCAAGAAATCGAAGACATTCTTGTCCTCAAAAACAACAAAGGAACAGAAGACAACAGAGTTCGAAAGCTTGACTACTCAATCCAACTATCCCAAATCTTTTACCAAAGGTTTTTGGAAAACGGAGAAATAACTTTATTCTCTCCACATGATGTGCCTGGCTTATATGAAGCATTTGGTACAGAAGAGTTTGATGAAATGTATGAGAAGTATGAGAGAGCAACTTCCGTACCTAAAACAAAAGTCAGTGCAAGAGAACTGATTACAGATTTACTAAAAGAAAGAGCAGAGACTGGCAGAATCTATATTATGAATATAGACCATAGTAATACTCATAGTTCATTCAAAGATAAAGTGAACATGAGTAATCTATGTCAAGAGATAACATTACCTACAGACCCTATCGATCATATTGATGGAGAGGGTGAGATTGCATTGTGCATATTATCTGCAATCAATGTAGGTATTGTTAAAGAAGAAGAAATGGAATCTCTTTGTGATCTAGCAGTGAGAGGACTTGAAGAACTGATAGACTTTCAAGAGTATCCAGTGAAAGCTGCAGAGGTATCCACATTATCAAGAAGAAGTCTTGGTATTGGATACATCGGACTGGCACATTACCTTGCAAAGAACAAGGTCAAATACAATGACCCAAAAGCTTTGGAACTGGTACATGAATTGACAGAGAGATTCCAATACTATCTTCTATGTGCATCAGCTGACATTGCAGAAGAGAAAGGTGCATGTGCATACTTTGATAGAACAAAATATGCAGACGGTATATTACCAATTGACACATATAAAAAGTCTGTTGACGAACTCGTTGAACCAAAGTATAATTTAGATTGGGAAGGTCTAAGAAAGAGAATCAAGGAGAATGGTCTAAGACATTCTACATTGACTGCACAGATGCCATCAGAGAGTTCTAGCGTGGTCTCTAATGCAACAAATGGTATTGAACCACCAAGAGACCATCTAAGTGTCAAGAAGAGTAAGAAAGGAACCCTGAAACAGGTTGTCCCTCAGTACACTTTACTAAAGAATGCATATACTTTACTATGGGATATGCCAGATAATACAGGATATATTAACATTGTTGCAGTTATGCAGAAGTTTTTTGACCAAGCCATTAGTGGTAACTGGTCTTACAATCCTGAACAGTTTGAGAACAACGAAGTTCCAGTGTCCGTAATGGCAAAGGATTTGTTGACTACATATAAATATGGGTGGAAAACATCTTACTATCATAATACCATGGATGGTAAGGTAGAGGATGTAGTAGAATTAGAACCCGTAATGAATGACCCTTTTGAGGGTAGTGAGGAAGATTGCGATGCCTGTGCAATTTGATGATAGGACTATAGAATACATTGTAAGAGACGCCACGATGGGTGATAAACCTCTTACAGGTAGAACTAATCCTCAGACATGGCAGTTATGGAAAGAAGGATATGTTGTTCTTAAGAACTTCATACCCAAAGATATAGTAAACTTCACTCTAGATGCATGGAAAGTTATAGAACTTGACCCTGAAAATTATGGTGAACAGTTTCGTAGGGAACTAGATATCATACATAATTCTCCAAAAGATTCTCTTGAGAAATCTTTATCAATGTACAGTTCACCCTTTGGTGTTGCATTACATCACTGGTGTTGGCAAAAACTAAAACATGTAATTGATATGGACTTACAAGAGACTTATTCCTTTTCAAGGAAATATGAAAGGGGTGCATATCTAAAAGCTCATGCAGATAGACCCTCATGTGAGATTAGTGCAACTCTATGTTTAGACTACAAGACTGATGATAATAAACCATGGTCTATATGGGTAGATAATACCTTTGACTATGTAAACAATCCGACTGAGATTTTTGACGATACACAAGCAGTTCCTATCAGAAAGAGGAAGACTGCAAGAAGAATCGATTTAGAAGTTGGTGATTTATTATTATATCAAGGCCCAAATGTTGCACACTGGAGAGAGTATCTTCTAGGTGAATATAGTTATCATATCTTTTTACATTTTTTGAATGTAAATGGTAAGGTGACTGAACTACCATATGTACATGATATAGTAAACGACCATTTACCTAAGAAAAAGATGGTAGATATGAATTATAATCCATGTAGATTTGATGGAAGAGTTAGTAGACACCACCCCATAGAGGAAAGAACACCTGAGAGACAGGCATATCTAGAATTTACAGAAAAGGTATGGGAAAATGATGAGGTATGGATGCACTTGAATAAGTCAGACTTTATAAATGACTTTAGTAATTTCATACAGATAAAGGATGGAAAAGAAGTAGAAGACAAGAAACGCTTCCAATATAAACATAAAGAAACAGAAGCATTTAGAAAAAGGGTAAGACACCAAACATGACAGTATTTAACAGAAAACAAGTAGACTTTACAAAAGAGAAACCTTTCTTTGGTGAGGAATTAAATGTACAGAGATTTGATGATTTTAAATATCCTATCTTTGATAAACTTACACAGAAACAACTAGGTTTCTTTTGGAGACCCGAAGAGGTATCTCTACAGAAAGATCGTGCAGACTATCAACAACTAAACAAAGCACAGAAACATATATTCACATCTAATTTGAGGTATCAAACCCTTTTAGACTCAGTTCAGGGCAGAGCTCCATCCATAGCATTTCTACCCTTTGTGACTCTACCTGAACTTGAGTCTTGTATCATCACTTGGGACTTCATGGAGACTATACACAGTAGGTCTTATACACATATCATAAAGAATGTGTATGCAGACCCAAGTGATATTTTTGATACCATACTGGACGAAGAAGCTATTGTCAAGAGAGCTGAAATGGTTACAGAGAGATACGACCATTTCATACAATTAGGTCGTAGAAAGTTATTAGGTCTCAAGGTAGATGACTATGATTTATATAAAGCACTATACCTTGCATTGATATCAGTAAACATATTAGAAGGACTCAGATTCTTTGTATCATTTGCATGTAGTTTTGCATTTGGTGAGTTAAAACTGATGGAAGGAAGTGCAAAGATACTATCGCTGATTGCAAGAGACGAAGCTCAACATCTTGCAGTCTCACAACATATCCTGAAAGTATATCAGAAACATGAGAATGATAAAATCATGAACAAGGTTATGAAAGATTGTGAGAAAGAAGTTTATCAAATGTACGAAGATGCAGTAAATCAAGAGAAAGAATGGGCAGACTTCCTATTCAAAGATGGTTCCATGATAGGACTATCAGTACCATTGTTAAGTAATTACATTGAGTACATTGCAAACAAAAGATTACGAATGATTGGGTTGAATCCAATATATGATATATCCAGTGCAAACAATCCGTTGCCATGGACAAGACATTGGTTTAACTCACGCGGTCTACAGAATGCACCACAGGAGACCGAGATAGAGTCGTATGTAATTGGTGGAATAAAACAAGATGTCACAGATGACACATTTACGGATTTTAAATTATGAAGAAATGGTATCAAATATTGTGGGGGTCTAAAGAAGAGGATGAGTTGGTTAGAAACTCAGACGGTTCGCCCGACCCTGATGATTTAACGATAGAAAACGCATACAAGACTAGGTGGATTTGGTATCACACTATATTAGGACTTCTAATGTTCTTTGCAAATATAGTGTTGATTGCAATCTTCCTATTACTTGCAATTAAACTTTAGGAAATATGAGAGAATTAGGAATGGTAATATTTGGGTGTTTTATCTTTGTAGGATTCTTTTCTACAATGATATATCCCCAACTAGAATACAAAGGTTATCCCAGTACGCACAATTGTACTGGTGAATGTTATGAAGAATATGTCAGAGTACATGGTACAGTAGTAGAACAACTACAGAAACAACAAGCTGCAGCTGCAGAAGACCCATTTAGTTCAATAAGAGGACTATGGGCTGGTTGTGCAGCTTGTCATGGAAACGAAGGTCAAGGTATGGGAGTATTCCCTAAACTTGCTGGTCAATCTGCAGATTATATAAGTGGTAGATTGTACCAATATCAAAATAATGAGACAGTGGGTAATATGTCTTCCACAATGTGGGCTCAAGCAGGAATGTTGAGTGACTCAGATATATCCACAATCTCACAATTTATAGAGGAAACGATGAATGATTGAAATATGGAGTAAACCAGCATGTCCTTATTGTGTTCGTGCAAAGAACTTATGTGAACAAAAAGGATATGAATACAAATATTACATGATTGATGAAGACTTTACAAGAGAAGAACTCTTTGAGAGGTTTCCATCAGCCAGAACTTTTCCACAAATCACTGCACATGGTGAATACATAGGTGGATACACAGAATTCGAACAGTGGAGTAATGGTCTAAGGAGAGTTTAGTGAAGTCTTTCAAACTTTACTTACCTAATCCGAAGTATATAAAGTGGGATGTGGACTGTCTACGGATGGAACACATCTTCAAATCTATAGATAATGTCAACAATGAAGTGAGAATCTATATAGAGGGTTCTGACTTCTATCTTAATGAGTCAAAACATCCACTACCTTATGCAACTATTGATGGTAAGAAAAAGAGTATGGATAATCTATTCAAAGAAGCTATAGGAGAGAAGAAAGTCTATGACGGAGAGTAAATTATACAAGATATATTGTCAAGAATGTAAATCAGAGTGTGAGATAGAACATGAAATGGATGATCACCATTATCCAATTCAACACTGCCCTTTTTGTGGTGCAGAGTTAGACGGTGATACCATTGAAGAACTAGAATATGAAGATGGAGATATACTGTAAACAAAAGAGACTACTAGAACTTGCAGTAATGCATTCTAAGGCACTTAGCATCGATGCTAAGGACGCTGTAATCAACATCAAACGATTACCACCCCAATTCCCACAGAAAGGTCTTATAGAGTATCCTAGGACACTAGGAAAAAGGACATATATTGACCTATTCATCAAGATGGATGAAGAAAAAGAGGTCACCCTTGCACATGAAATGATGCATGTAAAACAGGTACTTACAGACGGTTTTATAGACGAAAACGAGGCATATTTGTACGAAAAAACATACGAAATGCCTTGACAATAGGGGCCATTTTATACTATAATGTATACATGATTGAGAATAAACCTAAAAATATAAAATACATTTTTGTTGATATGGACGGTGTTCTTGCAGACTTCTTGAAAGGTTGTGAAGAGTACATCGGACATCCTATCACAAATGACGATAAAGGTCACACTCAATATGATCTAAGAAAAGAAGAACTAACAAACAAAAGGTTGTTTGCAAATCTTCCACCAATGATTGATATGTATGACTTGATTGCATATATCAAACACACTGGACACAAATGGGAGATATTGACTGCAGCTGGTGTAGTCAACAGAGAATTGGTTGTCTACGACAAAGTTGAATGGATTAAGAAATATGTCGACCCAAGTGTGGTTGTGAACTGTACATTTACAGGAAGTCAGAAGGCTGCATATGCCATGAAGAAAAATGTCTTGATTGACGATAGAAAGAAGAACATAGAAGCATGGGAAGCTGCTGGAGGAATTGGAATCTTGCACACTTCTGCTGCTGAAACTATCGAACAATTAAAGAAACTAAGGAACGGAGAGTAGTTCGGGGGTTCGTGACCCTTCCCTGAAAGATGAGAGACAATAACAGATAACGACTGTGAGTTAGAACTGCTCGACTAGAGACCCCTCGACACTGCTGAAGAGTATTGGATGGAGAGGGGTTTTGTTATACACTAAATAAGAGTATGAAGAAATTCTTTAAAAAAGTTTGGGAAATAATCAAGAAGATTTGGTCTTGGTTCTATTCCTTGTTTACAACACGATATAATATTGTCGTGTCTTATGACAGTGAGTGGGGTAATAATGATGACCAACATTTTAATAATGTTAGGTCAATACAAAAACAAACCCAAAATGAACTCAAGTTCATAGACGAGAATAAAAGTCCAGTTGTCATACGGAGTGCAGCTGGTCTGAATTATAAAATAGAGGAAGTATAATGTCAGTAGAAAAAATAATTGCAGACCATTTAAAGGTTGATATATCAGAAGTCACAGATGATAAACATATCATTGACGACTTGGGTGGTGATTCTTTACACACTGTAGAATTAGTTCTAGAGTTTGAAACAGAATATGGTATATCAATTCCTGATGAAGATGCAGAATCGTTAGTCACCGTAGGTGCAATCAAACAATATATCTCGGAGAATGCATAATGCAACAATTCTTTATTGCAATCATTCTAGTTCTAGGTTTAAGCACCTATTGGTTATACACCACTAATCAAACTCTTGCAGAAAACAACATGAAGTTGGAAGCTGCAGTAGAGGAACAGAAACAAGCAATGGAGGCTCTTAGAGAGTCTTACGAGAAACAAGGTAAAGCACTCATGAACATGAGTAGAAAGAATGCAGAGATAGAGGCAGAGAAAGCTGAATATCTTGCAATCTTTAGTAGACATAATTTAGATATGCTTGCATTGAAAAAGCCTGGCCTTATCACAAATAGGTTTAACAATGGAAGTGAACAAGTAATGGAGAGTATGGAAAATGATACAGAAGAACTTTATAAGCTTACTGTGCCTGACACTGATAATTAGTGGGTGTTCCAGTTTTGGTGCAAGAAAGATAGAGACAGTCTCAAAACCTATTGAGATTGATATCATGCAACCTGATCTACCTCGTCCATTACAATTGACAGCACCTGAATGGTGGGTTGTGTCAGATGCAGTGATTACTAATCCATGCAGAAAGATAACAAACGAAGAAGGTAAAGAAGTCAGACCAAAGGCATGTGCAAAAGAGGATACAGAGAATCCTGATTGGCCAGAGGGATATACATATCTAGATAGATTCCTTGACGAAATGAAGGAACAAAACAATGGTGAAGTCTTATTTGTTGCAACCACAATAGGTGACTACAAAGTCATGGCAGAGGACATGCAAGAATTAAGACGATATATAAAACAAATGGGTGAAGTAATAATATATTATAGGAATGTGACAATCAAAGGTGAGCCTGGGGTTGGAGCTGCAGTGAAAAAGAATGAGACCACCAAAGATTGATGATAGTATAGTTTTTGAACCTATACCTCACAATATAGACCAAATATTTCCAACACCTCTACTCAGGGGTGGTTTGCGTTTGAACCATGAACAGGTTGCAAATGATTGTGTAAATCTAATCGAAGAGATTAAGAAAACTGAATCTGATTCTAGAAAATACTACACAAATTATTTCTTTGATGGTAATAGACGAAGAATGACTGAACTACCATGGTTCACCTCATTTGCAAATCAGATAAAAGACACATACATCCAGTACATCAGTGGACAATTCAGAAGAAAGGTCAGTCATTTAACACGCCACGATATACATTTATTTGCATGGTGCAGTGTTTGGGAAGAAGGTATTCATCATTCATATCACAATCATCAGGACTCATATATCAGTGGTACATACTATCCAGTAAACGAGGGTGGTCAAGGTATCAGATTCCAAAGTCCACATGTACAATCTCAGTTCATACATACTACAGGGCCAGTGGATGTAGAGACAAACCATCCTAACACAATGGGATATGGTGCAGAGGGTAGTCATATGGAGATAGTGGTTACACCTATCGATGGTGAAACACTAATGTGGCCATCTAACTTACTACATACTGTTAACGAACAAGAAGGTGAATACGAAAGAGTTGCAATATCATTTAATCTAAAACACAATGATCCAATAGATGATACACACCACGGAACGGAGTTAAATTATGAATTTCTACAGTATTGATACTCTATTCAAACAGTCAGCTGACTGGGAAGTCAGCTTTGATGAGAACTTACAAGCATTTATCATCGACAACTATTACGAAAATGCAGAAGATATATACGAGTGGTTACAGAGAAGAGATGTACCATTGTGGAAGTATAACGAAGAGAGAGATACACCAAATGGTGTAGATTATATTGATGCAAGGATAGTAGATAAGATAGGACATCCTACTAGACTATGGAACAACTCAATAGAAAGACTACTAAATCTATGCAGACAAAAATGGCATAAAGGTCAATACGAATGGAGAGACGATTTTGAAGTCAATTGTTTTAAGACTGTCAACATTACTGATAACAAACTACAACACTATCCTCATATTGATGGTGCTTTTGATGACCCTGATGATAGGTCGGTAATCAATTGTCTCATATATCTAGATAAGGAAGAGGACGGTGGAACTGCAGTATATGAAGCTGCATGGTTAGAGAACAAGGAACATGAAGGACTACTGCAACCAGTAGAAGAAATGATGGACTTGAAACATGTTATACCAGCCAAGTTCAATAGATGTGTTCTCTTTACAGGTAATAAGATGCATGGTGCATACATAAACGACTATAACAAATACAAGAAAGACTTTAGAATGTCTCAGGTTCTATTCTTCCATCCTATCATATAATGCCTAAACAAAAAACATTACAAGTATCACGACAAGAACAAAAAGGGTTTAGTAATAGCTTTATGGTTGTACACGATCAAGTATTAAGACCATGGGTATGTGAAGAACTTATGTCAATGTTTGATAAGTTACCTATTGTAGAGGTAGAAGAGACACATCAATCTAGTTTCATGACAAAAGACCCTGATATGCAAGAACAAAATCATAGATATGAACACCAAAATAGAATACATGGTAACATATACCCTGATACAGATGAGTTTACAAGGATTTTCAATCTTATAGAGTTTGCATTACCAAAAGGATACGAGTTTGCAACTGTAAATTATGTACAGTTTATCAAGTATCCCGAAGGTAGTCATTTTCCATGGCACATGGATGAGGCAGATTCAAATGATACAGGTACATCATTACTATTCCTAAATGATAATTTCATAGGTGGACATTTGACTGTGGCTGGACATAAGTTTGCAAATAAACAGGGTACAATTGTTGCATTCAACAATTCAACATCCACATGGCATGGAGTAGAACCAGTATTACAGGGTGCAAGATATGTTCTTGCAATATGGTACGGTAAGCCAGACCTAGAAGAGGATTTATTTGTTGATGATATAACAGGACAACCAAGACATCTCACAATGGATGAGATAAATAACTTAACTAACCAAAAGGAATAATGCCAGTAAAATTTAGTAAATCACAGGTCAAGGTAGATAGGAACACAAAGAAAGTTACTATTGAACATGACTACATTAAATGTAAATCAACAAACGATTTAATTGAGGCATACAACAAAGATGGTACAAAACCTAAACTCAGACAGAAAGTCAAGAATGAGCTTGTTAGAAGAAACAAGAGAGGATTGTCCAATGTTGTATTCAAGTAAATCTAAGGAGAACTGATGGAGATTACCCCTATATCGGGTATCGCACAAACTACAGTAAGAAAAGAAACTGTAGAAAAAATTTACAAAACAGGTGACGGACAGCATAAAGTCGAGAAGACAATATACTATGTCACCACATACGATTCTAATGGAATCTTACATACAGTGACAAATAGTCACAGAATAAATGAAGTGATATAAGGAAATCATTATGGAAGTGAACTTAGTAAGTTATAGTCAAACAGACGGTAATTTTCTAATAGAAAGTGCAAATATTATGGAACTGATAGCATTTTGTGCAAGGGTATCAAACCCTGATAATCAGATGAACAAAGACACCAGTGAAAGGTTATTGAAATACCTTATCAAACATAAACACTGGTCACCTTTCGAAATGGTATCTGCATGTTTAGAGATTAAGACTACCCGTGATATTGCAAGACAAATACTGAGACACAGATCATTCTCATTCCAAGAGTTTAGTCAGCGATATGCAGTTGCACAGGGTTACGAGAAAAGAGAACCTAGGATGCAAGATGCATCTAACAGACAGAACTCACTAGATACTGATGTTGTAGAAATACATCAGGAATGGGATAGTCTACAGGATGAAGTTATTACTGTATGCAACGATAATTATAATCGTGCATTAGAAATGGGTATTGCAAAAGAACAAGCTCGTGCATTATTACCCGAAGGTCTCACTAAATCCACGATGTATGTAAATGGTACATTGAGGTCATGGATACATTTCATTGAACTAAGAAGAGGTGTAGAGACACAAAAAGAACATAGACTGATTGCACTTGCATGTGCAGATATAATAAACAAAGTCTTTCCACAAAAGGTGTGGCATAAAGACTGGGAGTGGTAATGAAGAAATCGATACATGATGAAAGCATAAGAGAGATACATGATCTAGGAGAGCATATACTTCTATTCCAAGGATTCTTTAGTAACGAATTTTGTCAGGATTGTATCGATACATTTCATCTATGTGAGGAGAAGGGTCTTGCATTCAGTAGACAAGACCATGTATCAGGCCCTAGTACACTATCAATAGAGGATAAAGCTGTACCTATATTGAATATACCATCATCCTCATTACCAAGAACAACAGAGTTACAAGATATATTTCACAACGAGATTATACCTGAGTTCTTTAACAAATATCCTATACAAGACCAATATAGATATGGTATAAACATCGGTGGTGCAAAGTTACAGAAGACAGAACCAACTCAGGGATATCATGTATGGCATATGGAACACTCAGGACAGATGGATAGTTACAGGTCAATATGTGCATGGGGATTATTCCTCAATGATGTGGAAGAAGGTGGTGAGTTAGAATTCTTATATCAATCTGTAAGGGTACAACCACGAAGAGGTGACTTAGTATTATGGCCTGCTGGATATACACATCAACACAGAGGTAATCCCCCACTAAAAGGAACTAAATACATTTACACAGGATGGCTAGATACTCTTTAAGAAAACCCACATACGATGATATAGAACGACTGCAATACTTTGAACAAGTCGAAGCTAGAGATACAGAGATCGGTCTCGTTCTTAAATCGGTGGATGAATGGAAATATGTAATTGACACATACGAGTACGCATGGGTATATCAAGACCATGAAGAAGATAATAAAGTATGGGGATATATAATTGCAGCCCAAGTAGAAAACAATCTATGGATTAGAGAATTTTTCATAAGTAAAGAATACAGAGATGACCCCGTGAAGAGAGAATATATTAAATTAAAAGGTTTTGGTGGTATAGATAAACTACCGTTATATGGTGCAGTTAAATATGCAAGGGAGAGAGGTGGTATGGTAATCGCTCCTATTGCAAGTGATAATAAAAGAGCTGTATCTGCAATGTTAGGTGCATATGGATTTAAACTTGATAGAATTATTGAGAAGTGGTATTATCCAAAAGACCTAGCAATTTACATAGAAAACACAGGAACAACACCATACCAAAATGTATAACTTTGATGATGTACAAAAACTCTTATTTGAACAAGAGAAGATTGTGGTATATAAGTCGCTGACCAGCGACAAAGAACACACTAGATTAGTCACTGTTCCACGCAAGTTTCAAAAAGATTCAGATAAGATAGTAGTGTGGGATGTCGAGAAAGAGTCTTGGCATGATATACAAATTGATACGATTTTATCTATTTCCGTTGTCTAAATACTAATGTGACAATTATGTGACAAGACTGAGTAGGGAAACCGAAGAGCCAGTCACGGATAGTTACAAAACACAACAGGAGATAGAAATGCAATATTTAGCATCAGTGTCTACCTCGTTATTGCAAGAAATTTCAAGGACGGCACTTAAAATCGACAAAATGATGAAAGCAGGCACTATTGATAATGTCTGTAAAGCTGTTTTACCTAACGGGTAAAAGCATATTGAAATAATACGACTCTAGTGATACAATATATACTAGAGTCGTATATAAATGGAGTGAAATATTATTATGGCAGTTGCAAATATTTATGTTTATTGTGGTGAAGGTGGTTGGTCTGTCCAAGATGTCAATCGTTTTTCAGACTCATTATCAATGGCCCGTCAGTGGGAATCACATGAAGGTATACATCTTACCAGTCTAAATGTCCTTACTAATGAGGATAGTGATCTATTCTATAATCAATGTACTATCAAGAAACTAGGTGAGACACCTTTCGTAGGGTTTTGGAATACATTGCAATGTTTCCAACAAGGATTCTCAGACAATCATGGTGAGGATAAGGTAATTGTATTACCACATCCTATCATAGGAACAGACTTACTGGGTATTCCTATATTAGAATCTTGTCCTGATAGAGGTTCATTGGATAATGCACCCAAAGGATCAACAGAAGAGGATAGAGCTCTAGTCAAAGAGGAACAACTATATCCTATACAACAATATGATAACTGGTGGAATGATGAAACAGATATGTGTCCGTTTTGGATAGCCACGACTGCACAAACCAGTAAATTTATATTCAATACAATCAAAGAATTCCATGAAGAAATCCTTGAGGATTATGATGCAAATGCATATGGTCTACAACAATGGATTGAGTGTGAACTAGAACCACAATTGTTTTGGTTGAATCATCCACATGGTCTTATATCTCCCTATGCAATAGGTGATAAAGATACACAACTTGCAAGGAACGAATTGTGGGAAGCAAATGTCCGTCCACATTTTCAAAACATGGACGATGGATATGGCTGGAGAGGACTAGGTGGTGACGAAGAAGCACTACTATTTGAATACGACCACGAATACAGGTCAGTATCTAGACAAGTATCTTTTATTGCATTCGAAGGTGACACTGCAGTAGCTGAGGAAGATGAGTATTGCAGATGGTGGATTCTCAAAGGTTAAAATACCACAACAAATATTCTAATTTTCTCACACCACAGGAATGTCAGGATATAATATCCATTATCGATAGAGATAAGGATGATGTCCCTACTGGTTCATATGAGACTACAGGATATCATGGTCTTACTGCATCATATGATAGATATAATTGGTTGCATCACGAAGATATAAAACCCTATCGTATAGAGGAACGATTATTTAATTTAGAATGCATGTCAGACTGGGGATATATGGTAACACAATGTTGGTGTAATGAATTAAAAATAGGTGACAATTTACCCTTACATTATCATGGTTCAGAATTAAATAATGAAGCCTTACGAAGATATGATTTTTATAGTGCAAATATATTCCTAGGTGGTGAATATAATATTACATGGTATAAGGATATGGGTGAAGTAGAAAATAGTGTAGGTGATATCCATATATTCTCAAGTGATCTAGAACATGAAGTATATGAAAATACTGGGTCAGATAGTAGATATTCTATTGCAATAGACATACATCCACAATGGGTAAAACAAATGGATAACCTTACACGATGGAGAATAAGTAAAAATGTATAAAGGATATGAAGGTGATTGTGTAGAAATCATTCCAACCATGGAAGAGATTCCTCAGTTAATCATATGTGATGGGCCATTCGGGCCAAGAATGAGTAAGGAAAGCAGCTGGTATACTGGAGAAGTAGACGGTATCAACTGGTTCAAAGCATGTCATGAAAGAGTAGACCCAAAGGGTGTTATAGTGGTATTTGTCCCTACCCAACTCATGATGAACCCCAATTATACAGCTATGTGCAATTACAGACCTCTTACAAATGTCCTTACATGGACACA